TACGCAGATGGACGGGTTAAGTAACTTAACTTTCGTTTCTTAGGAGAAACAACATGGCAACAGCATTTTCCCCCAGTAACTCAGTTACTACGACCACAGCAGACAAATTCATTCCTGACATTTGGAGTGATGAGATTGTTGCGGCTTACAAGAAAAACTTGGTTCTTGCTAACCTCGTTATGAAGATGAACTTCAAAGGTAAGAAGGGCGATACGATTCATATCCCCGCACCTACCCGTGGTTCAGCATCTGCCAAGGCCGCAGAAGCCGCAGTCACTTTGATTGCCGCTACTGAGTCTGAAGTAACTGTGTCGATCAACAAGCACTATGAATATAGCCGCTTGATTGAGGATATTGTCGAGGCCCAAGCCCTGAACAGCTTGCGTAACTTCTACACCTCTGACGCTGGTTATGCCCTGGCTAAACAAGTTGATACCGACTTGGTTCAGTTGGGTCGCTCTACCAATGGTGGTGCAGGTACTAATGCTTACGCAACTGGTGCGTTCATTGGTGGTGATGGTACGACTGCTTATGTTGCCGCAAGCAACAATGAGTCAGCACTGACCGATGCCGCCATTCGCCGCACTATTCAGCGTTTGGATGACACCGATACCCCTATGGATCAGCGTTTCTTCTTGATTCCTCCATCAAGTCGCAACACCCTGATGGGTCTGGCTCGTTACACTGAGCAAGCCTTTGTGGGCGGTACTAACAGTACCATTCGCACTGGTGAGATCGGTAACTTGTATGGCATCCCTGTGTTTGTCTCAAGCAATTGCGACACTGCATCAGGCACTAATGCTGCACGGGTTTGTATCATGGGTCATCGTGATGCAGTGGTTCTGGTTGAGCAAGTTGCTGTTCGCTCACAAGTTCAGTACAAACAAGAGTATTTGGCTACTCTGTTTACCTCTGATACCTTGTATGGCGTTCAGATTCTGCGTTCAGCCGCAAGCGTAAGTGCAGCCAAATCTGCATCTATGTTTGCACTTTTGGTTCCCGCCTAATTGCAGTTGCGCCCCCTGCCCTAGTGGTGGGGGGACTTTTTTAACCTAATTAGGAGAAATCAAAATGGCAACCGCTTCAGCAGTAGTTACCCGCCGTGGCAACGACAGTTTTCGGGGTTTGTTCTCTGATACTTGGTCTGTTGTTTGTACTTTGAATGCTGGCTCATTAGTTGATGGTGCTGGTGAAACAGATGATGTAACAGTTCCTGGTGTCGCCTTGGGTGACATGGTTCTTTGTGCATCTTTGGCTGTGGATTTGGTTGGTTTGACTGTCACTGGCTATGTCAGTGCTGCCAACACTGTCAAGTTTCGCATCCAAAACGAGTCAGGTTCAACTGCGGACTTGGCATCAGCCACTATGGACATAATTATTGTTCGTATGGTGTGAGGATTGGGGGGCGAGTCCCCCCTTTCTTATTTAAGGGTTGTAATGGCTACTTTTCGTTGTCTTCAGTCTGGTAACACAGTGAGTTTTACCTTGCAACATGACATTGACTCAATGAAGGGTCATCAGGGTTATGTTCGTATTGATGAACAAGAAGTGTCTGACATTCCTGATGAAGTGAGGACAGATACTCCTTTTATGCCGCCAGTTGTAAGGCGCATGGGTCGCCCAAGGAAAGTTGCAAATGTCTGATATAGACGCTAGAGATTTTGGAAAACTGGAGGCTCAAGTCGAGGCTCTCCAGACAGAAGTTCATTCTTTGAGTAAAGATGTAAAGACTTTGTTGGAACTTGCCAACAAAGGCAAAGGTGGGTTTTGGATGGGTATGACTATCGCTTCATTCATGGGCGGTGCGATTACTTTTGTTGCTGATCGTGTCTGGAAATAAAGGAGAACGCTATGCCTATGGTTGGAAAAAAGAAGTTTGCCTACTCTGAAAAAGGCGAAAAAGAAGCAAAAGAATATGGCAAGAAAAAGGGTATGCCTGTGACCATTATGGTTGCTATTGGTAAACCAAAAGGCTTGCCTATGCGTGGTGGTCGTACTGCTACCAACATGATGAACAAAGCTAAAAAGGCAAAATAATGTCATCTTTAACCGCCCCTATCACTCTTTTAAATGCAGTTGTTGCAACTGGCGCATCTACAGCAGTTCAGGCAGATGCTGGTCAACCTGCATTCCTACAAGTTTCTGGCATCACCAGTGCAACTGTTGCCTTGCAAGGTAGCTTGGACGGCACGAATTGGTCAACAATTGGTACTGCATTGACGGCAAATGGCATCGTAACCATTGCAAACGCACCGACATATCTACGAGCCAACTGCACTGTTTATGTCACTGGAACCATCACGGCTAAGATTCTTTACTAAGGAATTGCCATGAAAATGACCAAAGCGGCTAAAAAGGTCGGCAAAGTCATGCGTGAGTACAAAGAAGGAACTTTGCATTCTGGGTCTAAAAAGGGGCCAGAAGTGACTTCCCGTAAGCAAGCTATTGCCATTGCATTGTCTGAAGCTGGCATGGCAAAACCTAAGAAGGCCAAGAAATGAAACCTGGACTTTATGCCAACATCAATGCCAAACAAGCCCGTATCAAGGCTGGTTCTGGTGAGAAGATGCGGAAGGTAGGAGCCAAAGGTGCGCCTACTGCTGCTGATTTCAAACAAGCTGCAAAGACTGCAAAGAAGGTTAAAAAGGTGAAGTAAATGAAATCTCCAACTTGGCAAACAAAAGCTGGTCAAAATCCAAAAGGCGGCTTGAATGCCAAGGGCAGATCATCTTATAATGCGGCAACTGGCGGGGACTTAAAACCTCCTGTCAAATCAGGGGACAATCCCCGTAGAGCAAGTTTCTTGGCTCGAATGGGTAACATGGATGGCCCTGAGTTCAAGAATGGTGAACCAACGAGACTGCTTCTTTCGCTACAGGCATGGGGTGCAAACTCCAAGGCTGACGCAAAGGCAAAAGCTAGAGCAATTTCCGCAAGGAACAAGGCAAAGGCGAAATGAGAGCATTATCAGTTGGTGTTAGTCCTACAGCGGCAGTAGACACAACAGTCTATACCTGTCCAAAGGGCTACTATGCCAAATTCACTGTAATGTATATACACAATACAGGCGGCTCTACCAAGCATATAACTGTTCAATGGTATGACGCAAGTGCTAATACCACTCTTGATATATTGACTAATTACGATTTCACATCAAAACAATATTTGCAGTTTGATGGCAATGCCTACATTGTTTTAGAAGAAGATGACAAGATAAAAATAACTACTCAGTCGGCAAGCACATTCAGTTTTATAGCCACATTTGAACAAGAAGGGTTGACTAGAGCATGACACTACTAGAACTTGTCAACGATGTGTTGATCCGCTTGCGTGAACCCGTTGTAACCACTTACAACGAAACCACCTATTCCACTTTGGTTGCAAAGTTTGTAAACGATGCAAAGCGTCAAGTGGAGGATTCTTTTGGTTGGAATTCTTTGGGGCAAACCATCACTGTGACTACTGTGGCTTCAACCCCATCCTACTCACTCACTGGTGCTGGTCAGAAGTTTCAGGTGATGGATGCCATCAACACAACCAGTAATGTTGGTTTGACTAACATCACATTTGTGGACATGAACCGCAAACAAAACTTCTTGCCCCTGGTCAACTCAATTCCAACAGAATTTTCTTTTGATGGAATTGATGGGTCTTACGATACAAAAGTCAGTTTGTTTCCAATTCCTGATGGCGTGTATACACTGAAATTCAGTCTGACGATACCCCAGGCAACTTTGGCGGCTGACAGCACTGTTGTTCTTGTGCCTGATGTAGTTGTTGCTCAAGGTGCGTATGCCAGGGCATTGGTTGAGCGTGGAGAAGATGGTGGGTTGTCTTCATCAGAGGCATACACACTATTCCGATCCATGCTCTCCGACTACATTGCTTTAGAGGCAAATCGGTATCCAGAAAATCAGCAATTTGTATCAACATGAGCCAACAAATCCAGACATTCTCTGTCTCAGCCCCAGGCTTCTTTGGGCTGAACACACAGGACTCTCCGCTTGATTTAGCGGCTGGATACGCTGCGATTGCCACAAACTGCGTGATTGACCAATACGGGCGCATTGGCTCTCGCAAGGGTTGGTCAAGGGTTAACACATCCTCTGGCAACCTTGGTGCAAATAATGTAACAGTCATCCATGAGTTGGTTCAGACTGATGGCACTCTGACTGTTTTGTTCGCTGGAAACAACAAGCTGTTTAAACTGAGTGGCGCTACTGTTACTGAGTTGACCTATGGGGGGGGAGGTACTGGCCCCACCATTACCGCAAGCAACTGGCATTGTGCCTCTCTGAATGGAATCACATATTTCTTTCAAACGGGTTATGACCCGCTGATATATGACCCTGCTGTAAGTACCACCACATACCGCCGTGTTAGCGAAAAAAGTGGTTATGTTGCAACTGCTCCACAAACCAACATTGTTATCTCTGCCTATGGTCGCTTGTGGACTGCTAGTAGTACTGCTGACACTGTAACTGTCTATTTCTCTGACTTGCTGGCAGGACACATCTGGTCAACAGGAACTGCTGGTTCTTTGGACATTTCACGGGTATGGCCCAATGGGTCTGATGAGATTACAGGCTTAGCTGCACACAATGGATTCCTGTTTATCTTTGGCAAGCGTCAAGTGTTGATTTATGCAAATGCAACTACTCCATCAAGCCTGTCACTGAGCGACACCATTAGCAACATTGGTTGCATTGCAAGGGATTCTATTGCCAACACGGGCAGTGATGTGGTTTTCTTGTCAAACAGTGGTGTGCGCTCATTGCTTAGAACCATTCAAGAGAAGTCTGCTCCTTTGCGTGACTTATCTAAGAATGTGCGTGATGACCTGATGACAATTGTGAATGCTGAGACATTGGCAAACATCAAGGCAGTCTATTCAGAGTCAAATGCCTTCTACCTGATTAACTTCCCGACTGCCACCCAGACCTACTGCTTTGATACCAAGGCGGCATTGCAAGATGGTTCTTCACGGGTAACTGTGTGGGATTCCATCACTCCAACTGCTTTCCTTGCTAAACGCAATGGAGACTTGTTGATTGGCAAGAATGGTTATGTGGGCAAGTATGGAACCTATCTTGACCATGCAAGCACCTATCGATTGCAGTATTTCACCACCTATGCTGACTTGGGACAAGCCAATGTCACATCCATTCTGAAGCGCATTGCAGTGGTGGTGATTGGTGGCTCAAACCAAGGCTTCATCATCAAGTGGGGATATGACTTCTCTGGTCAGTATTACGCCACTACATTGCAAATTCCTCAGTCTACTGTGTCTGAATATGGCACTGCTGAATATGGGGCGAATGGTGTTCCTGTTGCCTACTACTCAGATGGTATTTCTTTGCAAACTTTAGTTGGTCAAACATCAGGTTCTGGAAAGACTGTGCAGACGGGTTATGAAGTGCAGATCAATGGGTATCCTGTGAGCATTCAAAAGATTGAGATACAAGCCAAGAACGGCAAACTGGTTTAAGGAAGAAACATGGCAAATTACACCAAAACCACCAACTTTGCGGCTAAAGATGCTTTGTCGCCAGGGAATGCAAGCAAGGTTGTCAAGGGAACTGAGATTGATACTGAGTTCACCAACATTCAGACTGCAATTACCAGTAAAGCAGATGGAACCTTTACAAACTTCAGCTTTGTTGAGAGTGGGTCTAATCTACTTATTCGTCACTCAGGAACTGATGTAATGAAGATTGACAGTTCAGGTAACCTGACTGTGTTGGGCAACATTGTGGCTAATGGCACTGTGTAATGAACGCAGTACAAAACAATCTCAATGTAACTTGCAAGTCTTTGCAGATTCTTTTGTCATTGGGGGTGTGATATGGCATTAAGTAACGATGCAATGCGAATGTTGCAAGTGCGCTATCCTGCATACGCAGCAAAATGGAATGAGTTGTCAGCTATTCCTGGACTTGAGGCAGAGTTTGCTAGAGGGTTTAGTCTTGTCAATCAAGCATCATATGCAAGTGATGACGATACGAGTGCAAGAACAACAGGGGCTACTGGCGCAGCAATCATGGACAAGGCTCTTAATGATGCCTCAACCAATCCCGTTGGATTTGTAAAGTCAAACTTGCTTGAATCAATGGTCGTTGGCAATTCTGACTTGGCAACAAATCAAGTTAAATACTTGCAACAAAACAATGTGCCAACAATTGACATAAATAATTTATGGCAAGAAAACATAGCAAAGATTGAACAAGGACAAAGAAGAAGTAGAGAGGGAATCTCTCCTGGGCAGCTTGCAGCATTGGGGCTTGCCGTAATATTGCCGGGGGTTGGCTCTGCTATTGGTGGACAACTGTTGGCAGCAGGACTACTTCCTGTTGGTACTACTGTAGCTACTGCTACAGCGGTCGGAACTGGTATAGCAAATGCCGCCCTACAAGTTGCACAGGGTAAGTCGGCAGATGAGGTTCTGAAAGGTGCTGTAGTTGGTGGAGCGGCGGGTTATGTTGGCGGCAAAGTTGGTGACTATCTTGTGGGCGATGCCGGTACAGTAAAAAACCTTGTTACAAACACAGCGGCAAACATTGTGGCAGGGAAGAATCCAGAAGATGCCGTTATAGCTGGTCTTGCTAATACTGGTGCTGGTCTTGCTGGTGACGCTGCTGCTGGTGCAACTGGTTCAACTGTTGCTGGACAAGTTGCTCAAGGAACTGCTGGTGGATTACTTGCAGGAAAAAATTTACAGCAAGCAGCTACAGGCGCTGTGCAAGGTGTTGCGCTTAATTCACTCAGGCCAGATACAGGCGCAACTGTTCCTATTGATCAACAAGCACTTGCTCAACAACAAGACTTGCAGAATGAGTTGGCTCCTTATGAGTCAACAATTCCAGCAAACACAACTGCATTTGATACAACAACTGACTTTCCAGATGTATCTGGATTTGATATCCCCTTACCAACACCACAAACACCGATTACTGGAAGCACTGGAGGAAATATGGCAATAGATTACACAGAAGACCCGTATGCTGACTATATAAGTGAGCCAAGGTATGACTATTCGCGTTATGACGAGATGAATGATCCTGCGACTATGTTGCAGGACACCACTCCATACAATTTCACGCCTGAAGAACAACAATTGATTTATCAAATGAATCAACAAATTGGCGACACACAGTACGATGATCCAACAGGTGGTGCTGGTGGTCTTGGGACAAATCAAAACCCAGCCATGTATGGAAACCTAACTGTTGGTCAACTTCAACAATTGCTTAATCGCACTGCGGGTGGTGGTGCTGGTGGTGGTGGGGCACGGCAACCTACACCTCAAAGTTTTTTGCAAAGACTATTGGGTGGCGCTACTGGTCGGCAGCCATCATTGCAACTTGGTGGTGTAGCAGGTCAATTAGGCAACTTACTTGGCGGTGCTGTAAGTGGCGCTGGTGGCATTTTGGCTGGACAAACTGCGGCTAAAGCATCTGAAGAACAAGCTAGGATGATTTCTCAGGCAACTGGTCAAGCTGTTGGTGGCGCACAGTTCAGACCCATTGGAACAACCACAAGGTTTGGCACAAGCCAATTCCAAGTTGATCCAGCAACTGGTCAGTTGACAAGTGCTGGTTATCAGTTAACTCCAGAACTCAAGGCAATGCAAGATAGAGTCATGGCCTTAACTGGTCAAGGCTTGACTGAGGCAGAGCAAGCTGCTGGTAGATATGCCCCTTTGACTGCTGGCGCACAAGGTTTGTTTGGTCTTGGTCAACAGTACTTGGGAACTCAACAAGGTGCGCCAATT